TGATCCTTGGAATTCATTTAATTTTCTTTGTAATTCCTCACTAGCACCCAATAAAGCTCCTAAATCTTCGTTTAAAGCCACAGTTATATTTTGTTATAAATATTGAAGATAGATTTTATTTAGCCGAGAATTTTTTTGCTTTCTTTAAAAACGAAGGTAATTTAACATTTCCATCTGAATCTATAACTGTTTTTTCATCAGAAGGTTTATTAGCATTTTTAATAGCATCATTTTCTTTTTGATAATGATCTAAAATTTTATTGTGAGTATATTTTCTTAACCATATAGGTAAATTATATGCTGTATCCCAGTCATATCCACCTTTACCATAAAATACTATTTCGTGAATTTGATCAAATACTATTCTTCTTAAATCAGAAGGCGAGGGAAGGGTAAAAAAAGCTAACACCAATTGGGATGTTGACTCTAGGGCTTTTAGGTGAGGGGGAAAAAGTCAGATCAATGTCTGGTGTTACTTTAAAAATTTCGTCTCTTAGTGCTCTAACATCTTGGGACAGAAAGGCGGAATCTACAAAATCCCTGATTGTTGCAGGTTTTGTATCTCCATTAACTGATGTAATAATGTATTTAAATCTAGTTGTTGTAGATGGGTTATCATCTTTTTTAATTTTTTGTAACCCTTTTATTTCCTCAACTATTTGCTGTTCTGTTGAGTGATCTAATATTTTCCAGGTAACTTTATTTTTAGATAAAGGAAGTTCAAATTCAAATTCATTTACCCCATCTTTAAATAAAGTCATGTCAGTTTTTTTAGTATCCAATTTACTTAAATCAATGGAGGTTTCTTTACCTTGATACATGAATTTGTATTCTTTACCGTAACCTAAAATTCTAGCTGCAATCATTATGGCATTTTTATCACAAACTAGTAAAGTGTTGTAATCTACTGATTTATCTACTATTAATGATTGTAATAGTTTATCAATCACTATACCTTTAGTAATGTAAGATTGGTTAGATAGAATATCTTCTTCCCTAGCAGTCATGTACTTCATTTCAACCTTGCCACTAGAAAGAGGATTGTCTTTAGGATATAAAAGTCCCATTGATGGGAGATCTATAACTTCAGTTGGTAAATTAAATTTGTTCATTTAATAACTTGTTGTCAATAAATATCAAGATAAAAAGAGGTCTGACAAAAGCCAAACCTCTTTTAATAAAAGTTTCTTTATTTTAGAAATTCAATACTGCGTAATCAATAGATAGTGTTAAATTGATTTCTTGAGCAGCTGCCGTTTCGTCCCAGCTAAAATCTCCAAAATCTGCACTAGTAATGAAAGCACCTTGTAATACCCATTCTGAAACAACATCACCTACAGGTCCAATTACGTCAATAGTTACATTTTTCTTGTAGAAATCAGAATAACCATCTCTACCTGTAACTGATTCGTGGTGTAATCTAACCCATTCCATTACTGCTTGAGCACCACTTGGAGTGATTGGATCAAATAATGTCATACTTACATCCTGCCATATAGACTTACCTTTAACTTTTCTTAACACGTTGATGTGGTTTAAGGTAACTACCTCTTGATTTAAAGATACACCACCAATTGCCTTGATTGTGTAAGAAGGTATCCCGTCTAGATACATTATAAACCTATTTTTCTGTTTAGGTTCAAATGCTGTAAAAAATATTTCGTTCGGATCTAATACTGCCATTTTATTTTATTATAAATATTAATCATTCAAATCTATTAACTAGGGAAAGTAGCTCCAGTTGGTAATACATTGAAATCTAGTATTATAAACTCAGCTGTTCTAGTTGGTTGAATAAATATTTGTCCTATTAATTCATTTCTATCTATAACATCTGGAGTGTTATTACTGTCGTCCATTACTACTTTATAAGCATACAATCCTTGTTGTTGTTGTACAGTTGATAAATAAGGGTTAACTTGATTTAAGAAATTGTTTCTTGTTGCTGCTGTATTTTGTTCAAATACCAATCGATCAGCTACTTGTGAAATAAAGTCCTTAAGTGTAATTAACAATCTTCTTACATTAACTCTATCTAAAGCACTTGGTCTTTTCTGTAATGTTTTCTGACCAAACACCACATTACCTGTGTTAGGGAATGTTGCAATTGGGTTAACATTTCCAGTATATAAATCATCTCTATTTCCTGATGATAATCTTCTAGCTGGTCTTACAACAGTAGGTAAAGCACCTCTATTTAAACCTGCTGGTGCGAACCATGGATCAGATGAAGCATCAGTAAATGCATAAACTGAAGGTATCATTGCACTAGCTGGAACCCAAACTACGTTAGCTGTATCTGGATCAACTGTTTGTAACCATGGATAATAAGTAGCTGAGTAACTATTATCAAAGTTAGCTGCATTATCTATTACAGTTGTAATTTCTGCATTATAGAATCCAGTGTCAATTACTGCAATTGCATCTCCTCTAACTATTGTGTTATTAACCATGTTAACCACTTGTGTATTTGCTCCACTAGCTCCATAAATTAAACCTGGAGCAGATATTACATTATATCTGTAAGCATCAGCATTAGCAAGTAAGTTAATTGCGTTATTATAAGATGTTTTATTAAGTCCCTGTATGTTAGTACCACTTGTTATATTTTCATAAAATGCAGGAGCTGCACCTGTTTCAATATATAATGTACCTGTTGCACTTGCAAATGAACCACCTGCACTACCACTACCGTTAGGAGGTATAGCACCTACAAATTGTGATTTAGGTTGACCTGCGTTATTTAAATAATTAGGTGTAGGGAAGTTAACTGATTTAACTCTTACATAAGATGATCTATTAGCAAATGAACCTGAAATTTGTTCATAATAATTTCCATCTGCATCATTAGTAATTGTAAATGTTTGATCACCAATTTGTCTAGTTATAAAGTTAGGTGAAGTAGGATCTAATGATAGGTTATTGAATGTTTCTAAAACAACTTTAGAATTTTGACTATCATCACCTCTTCTAATTAATAAACTAAATGTTCCTGAAGAAGTGTTACTTCCTTGAATTTCGTATCTTACGTTGTCAATTGAACCACTTATTAATGATCCGGTTCCTACAAATGAACCTGAGTTGTTCATAATTTCACCTTCACTAATTGTTTCAAGTGTAAATGAAGAAGTGTGAGCACCTCCTGCTCCTGAACCAGAAACTAAAGCAGTTGCTGATGTAAATGAACCAGTTACAACTCTAGTTACTAATAATGAATTTCCTCCTTGTTGAAAATAATTGTAAGCAGAAATAGAAGTGAAATAAGAATATTCAGCTCCTCCACTAACGAAAGTAGATCCGAATTTATTTAAATAATCACTATATGAACTTACTATTGTAGGTTTTTCAACAGGACCTTTAATTGTAGGGCCTATAATTGCTGCTCCTACTTCTACTGGTTGTCCCTGGATAAATGATTGGTCATTTTCACGTGTTAAAACACCTGGGGAGATTAAAGTTTCTGCCATCTTAAAATAATATTATATGTTTAATAATAAATATTAGGAAGAATCTCAAAAATCAATTAGAACTTATAAACTTTCCACTTTCCAAGTCAACGGAACCTTCTCCGTACTTTTCCTTAAGTTTATTGCCTAATTCAGATTCTTCAACCTTAAGTTTACTTAAGTTTTCTAAAATAGCATTTTTACTTTGTTCAGCAAATTGAATTTGAGATTCAATTAAACCTAAATCAAATAAAAAACCATTGGTCTTAACCTGTAAATCTTTAAGAGCACTTAACTCTTCTTTGTCTAGAACTTTTTCTGCCATTTGGATATAAATATTAACTTATTTTTAAAAATTTATTAATTGAATTGATAACAGTTTGAGGTTCTATAGTTTTAGAACATTCAAAATGTCTATCAGTATCTTTATGATCAGGACACCATTCCCAATCACCTGGATTTAACCATTCTCTATTGAAGCAAGAATTACATGTGTTATCAGGATCAGGTGTGAATATTCTTTCACAATCTTGGAATTCTGTGTGTGGAGCACTAAATCCTGAAATTAAAATTGTAGGTGTTCTAACTGCCCATGAGATCCAACTTAAACCACTACCTAAACCTATAAATAAATCTGCATGTTTTATGTCATTAATTCTGTCACTTAATGGACCATTACCTGTTTTATCAATAACATTTTGTAAAGTACCACCTAATTTTGAATCATGCCATTCATCCCCTAACACTTCATGGGTAATCATTAAAACTTTATATCCTTTATCATTTAAATAATCAATTATGGTTTGCCAACCACCAGGGTACATCCAATATTTGGCGTGAGCAGAAGCATGAGGTGCTATGCAAACATATTTTTCTTCAACTGGTCTATCTTTTTTAGGTGTTGAAATTCTAGGTTTTGATTCTTTATACTCTAAACCTAATATGTCACTAGCTGTTTGTTGTAAAGGTAAGTTTTTAACTTCTTGTGGGTTTTTATGCAATTCAATCTGTTGATCATTATAAAACCAACCTAAACAATATAAAGCATAAATGTCAAAAGCTTGCATCCCAGGACTAACAAATTCCCATTCAGGGTATTCCTTATAAAACCAGTCATTATGGAAAGTAGATATTATTATCTTACATTTATGTTTTTCCTCAAATTGTTTAATAACAGGTAACCAAGCTAAAGTATCACCTATAGCTGAGGAATCTAATGTGATGAATACATTTTTACCTTCAGCATCAAAATCATGACTATCAAGTAATTCATTTGTTTCTTTATCGTATACCTCTATCCTCCAGTTAACAAAATATTCAATATTGGGTTTATGCCAGTGATTATTTTTGGAAACTGTCTCATAGATCAATTCGTTTTTATCTTTATCAATAAACTTTATAATGTATTCTTTTTCCAGTGGACCAAAAATTTCACATTTAGCACCATGAATAAAACTATAAATGAATTTATTTTCAAAAGTTTTAGATGGTAATACCT